ACACGGACAGCATTCATTACAAAATCCGCGACGTGTTCGGTGGAACGCAAATCGACCCGATCATGGCTGCGTATTCGAACGGCAGCGGTTCCTAGGAGGGCGGCTTTAACGACCGTGCCTGATGAGCTTCACTTACGACTTCACGAACTATCCGCAGCTTTCAACGGTAAGGCTGTTGGTGTTCGATACCGACCCGGCAAACCCGATCTTTCAGGACGCGGAAATAAACGCGGCCATGCAGATCGAAAGTTCGGGAAATGTGATCATCGGGCTGACCGGCTACAGTCCCGCAGTTCCAGTGGCTCAGGTGATTTCGTACCGGCGCGCAGCGGCGCTCTTGCTTCGCAGCCTATCGGCGAGCAATGCGGGGCAGCTAATCGACAACATCTTGGACGTCCACATGAACGGTCCAGCAGCGGCGGCGGCTTTGGCAAAGATCGCGGACAGCTACATCGAAGACGAAATGAACGCGGGCTACTTTGCGATAAGCGAGATGGTAAACAACGAGTTCTCGGCGCGGGAACGGCTTTGGAAAATGCTGTACCGGCAGAACACGTAATGGCTCAGAATCCACTCAGTCGCCATGTAAGCAAGCTGATGAAAGCAGCGGTGGGTACGGGTCTATTCGTGTCGGTCTGTTCGGTTCAAGCTCCTGACGGACTTTTAGGAACTTCCGGCGCGCCTTCGGGCAATTACGTTGCAGTGTCAGGCCTGCAATCGATTCTCTGCATGGATGCGCCGGAAGGCTTCGGCTCGGGCATCACGGCAACCGAGATTCACGCCGTTCAGGATGTCGAGTCTTCGGGCCTTCGCCATGTCCTGCTCGCCGGATCCTATCCGCAGTTGGGACCGTCAACCAATTGGGGCGACGTGGGATGGCGAGCGGTTCTCACCAACACGGTAACAGGGCAGACTCAGACTTACGACATTTACGGAGCGGAACCGGATTCGCAGGGAACGCAAACCAGAATGCGCCTCAGGGTAGTAAATTTATGATCTCCGCAACTGCAACATTCCGGCCGCGCAACGATCTGGGCCAGTTCATCGGCGTGGTGATCACCCCTGCAGTGCTGGCGAGCGTAGAGGCGGCGTGCGGGCTCATTCAGGCCACAGCACAGGAGTATTGCCCGGTTGATACCGGACGCCTTCGGGACTCGATCACGGTGGAAGTGGAGCAGCTCGATACAACCGTACGTGGAACTGTTGGGCCGCATACAGATTATGCGGCGTTCGTTGAATTTGGAACAGGTATCCGCGGTGCGAGCTCGCCGGGCGCCGGCGCTGGGCCGTACAGTCCGACGTGGCCTGGTATGGTGGCTCAGCCTTACATGCGGCCGGCAATGGATGAATCTGTGGGTCCGATCATGGAACTGTTTCGTTCCCAGATTGGAGCGGCATTCAATGCATGAGCGCTTCTCTAGAAGCTCTTCTGTTATCGCAGGCATCGGCCTACTCGCCGTTAGCTTCGCTACTTGCGACGGCGCCGGGCAATCCAACCGCCCCTGCCTGGTACGACAACCAGCTTGCGCAAGGCTCATCGTATCCGGCAATCGTGGTCACAAAGATTTCACAACCGCAATCCTACGCACTAACCGGGCGGATGGCCACCGCGCAAGCTCGGGTACAGTTCATAATTTGGGACACCAATCCGGAGCGCGCGCGGACAGTCGAGCAGGTGTTTTATCAGTTTCTGGATCAGTTCAACGGCGTGGGCCTGGCGAACTTGCCGGGATATCCGAACGAAGTAGCGGGAGTGCGGCAAGGCTATGCACCGCAACCGACGCCGCCACGGTGGACGCTGCTGATCGATGCAATGATCTTTTGGAATCAGACTTTGTAAGAGGAGACTAACATGGCTGGAACTATCACGAGCCCTATCGGGCCGGCGCTTTCGGTAAGAGGAACACTTTTGCAGGTGGGTACGGCGGGCTCTCCCGAAACGATGTACACCATCGCCAACGCCACGGACGTCTCGCTTCCGATCATGGCCGACACAGTGGACGTGACGAACGTCGGAAACCTTTGGAAAGTGAAGATTCCAACGCTGCTCGATCTCGGCAAGATTTCCTTCAAGATCTACTGGATCATGGAGGAAGTCACGCACCGCAATTCTTTGAACGGCGGCGGCGTCCCGGCCGGGTTGCGGTACCTGCTGGTTCAACAGTTGGTGCGAGATTACCAGTTCGTCTATCCGGACGGGAACAACTCGACCGACGCTTTCCCGGCATACGTTACTGGCTTTGCCATCACCGGCAAAGTTGGTGCGGTCTACGAAGCGTCGATCGATCTCACCTACAGCGGTCCCACTGTGCCGAGCTTGGTGTAATTGAAAGAGAGGAAGCCTGACAAATGGAAGTAGATACGCCGATCGAGTATCCGATTATCGAAGTTCCCGGACATGGCCTTCACAAGGTCAAGTTCGGGCTTCGTGCGCAGTACCTTTTGGAAAAGCAATACGGCATTCCGCCAGAAGAGTTCGGAAAACGGTTTAAGGAATGGCTACCACGGAAAGAAGACGATGGGTCCATCACGCCGGGCCACGCCAGTCTAACCTTCGTTTTCGACGTTCTGGCGGCATGTCTGGCAGCAGACGGTCTGAAGCTGGCTCCGGACGAACTTGCAGACCTGTTCGAGTACCATCAAATCCCGAACGTTGCTCGCGCGATCGTGGAAGCCTTCTCAAAAACGCGGTGGTCAGCACAAACACCGGCTCCGGAGTTGGCCACGGCGCAGGAGCCGACGACCAGGCCGAACTAGACCCGGAAGAACGGTGGTTGAGGCTTTGGGCCTTCGCCACCTCTCCCAATGGTCTGGGAGTGCCACCAGAGCGATTCTGGAACCTCACTGCTCGGGAATTGCAGGCGCTTCGAACTGTTCACCGCGAGTCGCTGTTGCGCTGGGCGATTGAACGCTCGATGTACGCCAACGTTAACTTTCTCGCGAGGGACCAGCGCGGCGAACCAACGGAAGCACCTTGGACGCCGGAAGACTTTCTCGGAGAAGGCGACCGGCACAAGCGCACCAATGAGCGGTTCGCCTCTACGGTTGCCGCGCAGCTCGCCAACCTCGAGCTTTTGAAAATACAGAAGGACTGCCCACCGGATGATCTTCCACCGTGGGCGATTGGATAAAACATGGCAAGCGCACCGATTGGCGAGATACCCGTACTGATCACTGGCGATTGGTCAGACCTTCAAAGCTCGCTCGATGACGCTGTTAAAGCGGCGGAAACCGGCGCTGAAGACATAGCAGCAGCATTCAATGTCCCTGGCGACACCGGGATATCGGATAGTGTTGATCAAGCCACATCTGCTCTTGAAACGTTTGGCTCCACGGTTGAATCGGTTGAGCCTGCCCTTGCCACGCTTGCTGAAGGAATTTCTAATATAGGGGACACCGCAGCGGGATCTGTAGCTGGCCTGCATGACGTTTCCGATGGTCTGAACGAAGTCGGGGAATCCGGCCATGAAGCCGAGGGCGGAATCGCTGGTGTGGTAGAGCAACTTATACAACTCGGTGAGGCGTTAGTAATCACCGAAGCAATGAAGGAGTTCGCCGGCGAAGCCCTTGAGGTGTACGGAAACGTCCAGCAAGCCAGTATATCGCTAACCGCTCTGACCGGAAGCGCTGAATTAGCGGATGAGATGATCGAAAAACTTAAGACGGTGGCGACGTCAGACGCCCTGTCTTTTGAGCCTCTGGTGGGTGCCGCCCAAAAGATGACGGCTCTTGGGTTCAGCACCGAACAGACCTACAAGGCTTTGCAGGCAGCCGCCGATACAGCGGCGGCGACCGGCGCGAGCTTTGACCGTGTTACTCAGGCCATCGAACGTATGGCGCTGTCCGGAACGGCCGGCGCGCGGCAGCTGGCGACGCTCGGGATATCCGCGAACATGCTTGGAAACATCATGGGCGTGACGGCCGACCAGGTGACAACAGCTTTCAAAGCTCTGGATCAGTCTCAACGGCTCGACGTTCTCGAGCAGGCGTTATCCAAGTTCGGCGGGGTAGCCGGACAAGTCGCGCAGGGGATTCTCGGGCAATGGCAGAACTTCAAAACACAGTTTGAGTTCGTCATGGAAAGCGTTGGCGCCGCACTCGCGCCTGTGGCCGCTGACTTTCTGGCATTCGTCACCAGCGACATCCTTCCATTCATCAAGTCGATGGTGGATGCTTTCAACCAATTGCCGGGACCGGTAAAGGATTTCGCGGTGGTAATCGGGCTGGCTGCTGCTGCAATCCCGGTTCTGAATGTAGGGCTCGGAGCGCTGTTGAAGCTGCTGGAGACGTTTGAAGTCCTGAACCTGGCGGAATGGGGAACTGCTCTGGTAGCTTCGGCCGGCAATGTGGTCTATGCCATCCAAAACGGGCTCGTGGGAGCGTTGACGACCGGGGAGACACTATTGCTCCGGTTGGGTCAAGCGGCGGGCGTGGCGGCGGCGGCGTTTGCAGGCTGGGAGCTCGGGACGTGGCTCTATAACAACATTCCGGCGATGAAAGCGTTCGGCGATGCGATGGCCGGGTGGATTCAGCAAATCCCTGGTGTGCAAGCGCTGATAAATCAGTTCTCTGGGCTCACAGGCGCAACTGACTCGCTTTCTAAAGCAACAGTGGATTTAAGAAATAAGTTGGCAGGTGCGGGCGTGCCCTTATTTCAAGCTGCTGGGGAGTCCGCAGACGACTTTTCCCAACGGCTCCGTGGAGTAGCGTCGGCGCTGGGAGACGCACGAAATGCAGTAGCCCAGATCACACCTGAGATGCTGGCTCTGGCCAATGCTGAGGGCGCGGCCGCGCAGGGCTTCGCCAACCAACAGAAGGCGCTCACGGACGCCAAGACGACGCTGCAGGCGGTTACGCTGGCCTACAAGGATGGTTCAGCTTCGCTCGGCCAATACCAAGCGGCTCAGTTGGCGGTCGAAACGGCGCAAGCGGCCATCAATCCCAACTTTGTCACTTCTAAGATGGCCACCACGGAACTCGCGACGGCCACCAAAGACCTCAGCGCTTCTCAAGTCACCCTGGCGAGCCTTTTGAAGACGGACACCACCGCTGGACTGGAGAGTGTAACAGCAGCGCAGCAGAACTTGAAAAGCGCGCAGTCGTCTTACGAGAGTTCCCTAGCGACACTGCAGCAAGCCCAAATCACCCTGAATAGTGCGGTGGCGATGGGGACCGCTGGATACAAGCTGCAGGGTCCGGCGATCGACGCCTTGAAAGTAGCGGAGACGAACGCGAAAGCGGCTAAGGATGATCTGACCAGCGCGCAGAAGTCCTTGACACAGGCCCAGACCTCGGCCACGGCTGCCAGCAAGGAACAGGCCACCACCGATAGCGATTACGCCACGATGCTGAACACGCTCGGCAAAGCGGCGTTGCAGGGTTACGCGACCGACCAGGCAGCGGTGACGGCGGCGGCTGGCAAGTATCACGATGCCGTCACAACCGAGATGGACATCCAAGCTCAATTGGATGAGTTGGTGCAAGAGGGAAAGCAGGGAAGCGACGACTACAAAACGGCTCAGTTAGCTCTTACGGCAGCGCACCAACAGGTAACATCCGACCTGAAGGCGCTGAACGCGACATCCACGGATTACAACACGACCAGCAAGGCGCTTCTTTCTGCGCAAAAAGATATCGTAAGTTCTCAACAGCAGTTGGACACGATTTATCTACAGACCTCAATTCCAAACGTCAAGAATCTGACGGGCCAATTGCAAGACCTCCGAGACGCCAAGACGCAAGTAGCTGCTGATACGCAAGTACAGCAGCAGGCGGAATCGGCTCTTCAAGACACGCTCACAAATTACCTGGAAGGCACCGCTTCGCTGGCAGACGTAACGCAAGCGCAACAGGATCTCGACAAAGCCAAGGTGCAAACCACCGGCGATAACAAGGTCCTAAAACAAACGGAAACGGATCTGCAAACAGCCTTCGGCCTGACGAAACAGGCCATGCAGGACATCCAGAATCCAGAAACTACGATGACGCAGAACACGCAGAACGCTAACGCGGCGTTCAGTGCGCTCGGCATTCAATCGGCTACTTCTCTCCAAACCCTAGCAGACAAGGCTACCACTGCGTTTAACACCATCACTACATCAGGAACGTCTTCTCCTCACCAGATTCAGCAAGCCCAGATAGCCATGCTTCAGGCTGTTCAAGCGGCTTACATCTCCGAGGGGACTAATCTGAGTGCCACTCAGCAGGCGACCCTAACCGACTTGTTGAATAAGCAAACTGATTTCAACAATTCGATGATAAATCAGTGGCACAATTTGTACGTCACTATCGAGGGAGACGTAAGCAGTCTATCCGACACGCTCATCACGGACCTGTTCACCGGA